CAACCTGCCGTCGGCCGTATTGATAGCCAGTTCGCCGGCTGCGAGTTGCGGGGCGGTGGGAAGGGCGGCTGCGGTGCTGTTACGCTTTAGAAGAATCGTGTTGGGCATTATAAGACCCGTATAGCGGAATAGTTCTCGCTATACTACACCCGGTCTAAAAACCTGACAAGTCAGATTTTAGGCTAATTTTAGGCTACCGGCGTGATGACGATCTGCTGGTCTTGGGCGGGGTCAAAGTCCGGCACAAGGCCGGCATTAATATCATTAGAAACCGCCACGATCACCGCCACCGTGCTGTCAGCCTCAACGGTCTTATACGGCCGGCCCTGTACGGACACGTTAAATTGCATTGTTAATTCCTTAGAACGAGCCGCCGTCGAGTGTGCAGTCCCCGACAGCCGAGCAGGCAGTAACCCACGACGGGACGCCGGCAGAGGTCATTTGCAGGATAGACGTTGCACTCGCGGGTTTGGCAAGCCGCACATTGTCCGTACCGTCATGATAGATTAAATCACCAACAGTTGATGTCGGCGCAAGGGCGTCGAAGGCCGCTACTGCGGATGTCTGCCCGGTGCCGCCGTTACCGATAGGGAGCGTGCCGGTAGCAGCGTTCGTCAGGTCGGTTATTTCCGACCACCAAACAGCGGCCGTCGCCCGAAATACGATCTGCGAGTTTGGCGCCAAAGTACGCGAAATGTTTGCCCCAAGTTGATCAATATTGCCGCCCGTAGCCGGATATATCTTGATGGCATACGCACCGCGGTTGACCACAGCAACAACTCGGCCAGCCGTGAGCGCCGGCAGGCGTACACCGAGGTTGGCCGAGGCGGCTTGTGACACAAGATTTATATCGTGTGTAAGTGCGGCAGCATCGTTTTGAACTGACCCAGCAGCGACAACAGAACCGCTCGCCGACCGGGTGGTGTATCCGCCAACGTTCAGATTCTCAGCAATACCGACACCGCCTGCGACAATAAGCGCCCCAGTCGTGGTGCTGGTAGAAGTTGTCGTCGGGTTAATCGTGACACCGCCGGCCGTGTGGTTGCCGCCTACGCTAACATTTGTGATCGCGCCTGCGGTGCCAGAGCCGATGTTTACGTTGGTTGTCGAACCTGCCGCACCCGCCGTGCCAACATTCACTGCCTTGACCACGCCAGTTGCGTTGATGCCATTGGCGATGTTGGTAGTTGAGGCCGCAGTAGCCCCACCAAGCGTTAACGATGTCGCAGCCCCGCCAATATTTAATGTGCCGGTAAGCCCAGTGTTGAATAAAGATAACGTGCTGCTCGTAACATTTGTGCTGATAGTGCCGCCGTTTAACGCGATAGTCGCACTGCTTATTGTGGTTGTGCCGCTACCACTTTGGCCAATGCCGACAGTCGGGCTGTTTATCGTGGTTGTACTAGTAGCAGCACTTGAACCAATACCAACGTTTACTGTACCCGCGGCAATGCCCGTGCCAATATTGATGGCGCGCGTTCCGGAGGCAAGTGCACCAGTACCAATCGCGATTGTTCCAGCGCCAGTAGCGTTATGAGCAATGTTGACGTCGTTCGCGACACCGCCGATGCTAATCGTCGTAGCCCTAGTGTTGAACACCGACGCAGTGCCAGTCGAGTCACAAACAATAGACGGATTAGCGCCGTTAATGTTTAACGTAGTCGCGTTTGACAGCGTGACTACACCGTTACCGACCGAGAGCGTGCCGGAACTTGCGCCAATGTTGACTGTGGTACAGGCGCCAAACAAGTTACCTGTTGTAACGCCACTGTTGAATACGGCGCCTGTACCTGTGCCAGAAGTCGCAATCGCTGGGCTGTTGCCGTTGACGTTGACCGTAGTACCCGAGGTTGTAACGTTTTGGTTGAACTCCCAGCCGCTTGTAGCGTTGTTCCAGATAATCGTCTTATCGGTGCCGCCCTTGAGCGTGATACCGCCGCCAGCCGCGGTAACATCCGTAGCGTTGCCGATATTGGCGACGGCGTTGTTGCTCGTACCAGAGCCAGTAAGTGCGGCACTCAACGTGATTTGCGTCGGGCTGTCGACTGACGCGACTGTTGTGCCGGCGGGCACAGTTACGCCCAAGAAGCCATTACTCGCGGTGAAAGTCGAACCAACAATAATGTTGGCAACGCTTGACATGCCTGTGACTACAGCCGAGCCAGCGCTGACTGTGCACGAAGGTGTTGCAGCCACCACCGCACCGATTTCGATATTTTTATCGTCAACACTCAGCGTGTTGGTGTTAAGAATTGTCGTGGCGCCGTTAACTGTGAGGTTGCCCGCAACTACCACCGCACCTTGCAGCGTCGTAGTAGTTGTGCCGTTTGTAGGCGGAGTGCCAATAGTAATGTTCGTGATCGAACCGCTGGCGCCCGAAGTAGCAAAATTGATTGTTCTAGTTACGCCGTTGCTGGGAATACTGTTGCCGATATTTAGAGTACTTGCACCGGTAACACTGCTGCCGCCACCTAAGACGAGGTTAGTCGCCCCGTTAAACGCGTTGAGAGTCGTGACGGCCTCGTTAAATACAGTGAACGTCGTCGACGCCGCAGCGTTAACGACGCTTGTTTCAAACGTCGGGGTTGTCGACCGGACAACGTTAGTCGTACCTGTTGTTGCGTTCCATGACGGCGTGCCGGTGTTGTCGTTAAACAGCACGGCGGCTGCTGACGGTTTGGCAACTTTGCTAAGCGCCGTGCCGGTTGAGTAATAGAGCATATCTCCGACTGTGTAACTTGTGAGTCCGGTGCCGCCCTTGTCGGTCAGGAGCGTGTTCGTCAACCCACCAGCGTTGCCGGTGATATTGCTATCCGTAAAAGCGACTGTTTTCCGCGATGACGCCGGCGTGAAATAAAGACTTGTACCGTCAAACTCCATCGCTCCGGCAGCCGGGGCGGTAAGACTTGTACCTGATTGAAAGTAAACCGGCGCGGTTCCGGCGGTTGCTGTACCGGCACGCACGGTTATTGTGCCAGTCATCGTCCCGCCGGCCGAACGCGACAACGCGGCGTTGGCGGTAGTATTCGCCGTATTAGCAGTTGTTTGGGCTGAGCCAGCGGCAGTGTTTGCCGTATTAGCAAGATCGTAAGCGGACTTCACCGAATTCGGCGTGGCCGCTTTCGATGTCGACGTCGAATTTGTGCTGTTTTCTAACTGCACAATACCTGCAGCACTAGTAGTCCCGGTCGCGACGTCGATGCCTGACGCCCCAACCGTGATGTTCGACGACGCCGCCTTTACGCGGAACTCACGGCCGACGCGCTCTAAGCCATTACCAGCGCGGAAATCAAGCAACGCGGTCGGCGACTCAAAGGTGAGGACGTCGCTGTCCGGCGTAATTGTTTCAAGATTCGTGGTCAGCACAAAACCGGAGTTGCCGTTGACCGTGCCGCTATTTACACGAATATAACTACCGTAAAACAATTCACCTGCCGCGTCGGCAGAGGGGTGCCGAATCCACGCGCCGTTTGTTTTAACGTAATACAGGCCGTTGTTGACCGGATTTGTTTCGTTCTTGACCAGCACCACGCTACCGAGCACCGGCGGGGTGGCCGCAAGATTTTCGACAACAAGTGGCACGCCGTCGATCGTCGGCGTGCCGGTAAGCCCGCCGCCGCTGGCGGTTGCGGTATACGCCGTGCCAGCGCCAAACGTCGCGACAGAGCCGACTGTGTCGGTGATTTCCTGCGCAACTGTAGAGAAACCAGAAGAAACAGCAGTAAATATCCGGTTAGCGTTAGTGCTACCTTCGCGAACAAGGATTTTCTTGTTGTGGAAACCAGTAAAGTCTGCGGCGTCATTTAGATCGCCGGCGCGGGTGATAACGTTGAAGGCATTGCCGCCGGTTACTTTATCGTAATTGACACGCCAAATGCCGGCACGCACATTGGTGTACCCACCGGAGGCTGCGCCGCCGTCAGTCGCGGCAGTGCCTTGCGGTGTCCAAAGGAAGCGGTCATTTTGATTTAACGTAACGCCGTCGACGACAACCTTGCCGTTTACGATTGTGTACGTGTCAGCCTTGGCCCGCACAACTTTGTTAAACAGTGTGTTGCCACCAGTCGGCACGGATTCAGACGTGACGGCGAAATTTATTGAATTGAAGTTCGGCCCAGCGACGTCTTTTGTGGGATATACGGCGTCAGCAAGCACAGCGAATGTTTGCCCGGCATACGTACCGTTTACGACACTAATACGCGCGCCGAAATGAAAACTCTGTGCGGTCTCGTAGCCTGTGTCGCGTACCCACGGCGTAGAGGCACCAGCGCCGACAGGGATTCGCCAAATACCAATCATGCTTGGGTCCAAATGACCCAAAATAAGCACGCGGTCATTAGCCGCGAGTTGCACAGTCGGACTCTGATACGTGAGGTTTGGTGTGCCCTTCAACTCATACAAGGCCGCGCCTTCGGCCGCTGAAGCGGGTTGCGGTATGGCAACGCGCACGCTTCCAAGCCCGTCAAGATTGTTGTAGTAACTATTAAGTGTGAGCGGCCCTGTCGTCGCGCAATCGGCGGCAACCGAGTGCAGCGACATGCCGGCGCCAGTCGTGCGCGAAACGGCTTCGTCGACGTATTCAGTCGTGGCCACTAACTTGCCAGACGCCGAGGTGCTAGTGTTCGCGTAAATGTCGCCACTTGTTTTAACCGTGCCAAACGTCGCGGTACCTGTCCACACCGCACCGTCGCCGGCAATTGGAGTGGACGTTGCGTCGGCGTTCGTGCCGGTGCTGTCACCACCGCGGCCAATGTACAGCGTGTTGTTGACTTCGTTGAACGCCAACTCTGCGTTGCGTAAACCGGTGGGCAGCGCTGCGCCGGAAACGCTGTTCGAAAGACGACGCTTGATACGAATGATATTGGCCATGGGAACTACTCCAATTAGGTGATGCCGGCGGTCACATTATACCGGCCACAGAAAGACAAAAGAAAAATGTTGCTGTTAAAAAGTACCGCCGTCCATCGATAACGTGTCGACTTCTTTAATCCACACGCAGTTTACACAATTCAAAGTGCCGTCATCTACAGTTAAAATCCACACAATATTATCATCAGTTGTCCGAACTGTCATGCCAATACTACGCCTGTCAGGCGGGATAGCGTTGCGGGCGTTAATATCCGCCACAGACCGATACCCGCCTTTACCGTATTTGGCGTCGTGCGTGGCGTACTTGTCGTTCTCTGTAAACGGAACAATAGCCGCGACTACGTTTGTTCCGGGTAAATTACTCATTACACCACCTGAACACTCACATTAGCGCCGAACACTTTATTGGGGCTGCGGTATACAGAATAACTGGTCGGGCCAAAGCCGTAAACGTTCGTAAATTGTAGCGTTGTTTTTATCCACCCGCTGACCGGCAAACCGCCGACTACGAAAGACGCGTCTGTCCCGCCGTCGAGCGCGGACGGCCACGCAAAGTAAATGTACTGCCCTTCTGGATTAAATTTTCTAGCAATGCTACGCGAATTTGTAAAGTCTGATCCGGAACCGATTGGCGGCGAGGCAGCGTTGTCTGCTGGTAAGTCGCTATTCGGCAGACCCAGCACAAGGTCATTGTCTAGCGTGTCTGCGCCTGTGCAGCCATAATACCGTTTATGCCCCGGGGTATACGTGATTGTCGACGACGAGGCAGTGCCAGCGGCTATCGGCGTGCCAGACGCCTCGTTAAAGTTATCAAATTTCTGGCTGCCAACACCGTAATCAGCCTGCGCGTTAAACGTAGTTTCGCTATTTAACGTAAAAGTTTGCGCTAACGTCGCTGCGGTCGTGCCGTTGATAGTGCCGCCGGGAGCAATAACTTGTCCGTTTTTGCGGTATCTAAACTGTGTTGCGTCCCCGCCATCTCTTTGTGTCCACGTCAATGACAGCGTAGTTGTAATTGATTCGTTGTATTCTCTGTTGGATGTAGCCGCACTTGAACCAATAGCCAGACTCGGCGACGAGTAACTGGCCGCAACGCGCTTTTGCAGCATGCGCCTAATAATCGTCGTCAACGACGTGCCGGCTGCTATGACTGTATTATTTGTAAGATCGCCTTGGTCGACTGCTAAAACCGTAAATTCTGTGTCGAGCGTAATGTCGTCAGACTGCAGCACAACCACCCCTGTCTGGGAGTTAACGCTGAGCACGATATTGCTCGCCGCCGGGCCTACTGGACCGGTCGCGCCAGTGATACCGACGGGGCCTGTAGCGCCTGTCGCTCCGCGGATACCTTGAATACCCTGCTCACCCATTGGCCCAGTGGGACCGGTCGCTCCGCTTATGCCAACAGGGCCGCGGAAAGGTCCTACGTTTAACCAGTCGCCGTCGTCGCCGGATTCGACCCACGCAACGCCGTCACCGGGCTGCACGCTCAAATAAGCAGGCGTGTCGAGCGGCACAGGATCAACGGCAACCCACATGTCGCCAAAGTTGGGTAGCCACGAGGGCGGCCATTCGACTAGTTGGCCGCGAATAGTTAATGAAGACCCCTGTATGCCGGTGGCGCCCGCTGGGCCAGTAGCACCAGTAGAACCATTTACACCCGCTGGGCCCGTTGGACCAGTCGGACCAGTAGAACCATTTACACCCGCTGGGCCCGTTGGACCAGAAGGCCCGGTTGCGCCGTTTACACCAGCAGGACCAGTTGGACCCGTGGCGCCTGTTAAACCATCTACACCTGCTGGCCCAGTAGCGCCTGTCGCGCCATTGATACCTGCTGGACCAGTTGGACCCGTGGCGCCGTTAACGCCAGCAGGCCCTGTAGCACCAGTAGCACCATTTACGCCAGCAGGGCCTGTGGCGCCTGTAGGCCCGTCTATACCAGCGGGACCAGTCGGGCCAGTGGAGCCATTAACGCCAGCAGGGCCAGTCGAGCCTGTGGGCCCATCCGCACCAGCGGGACCAGTTGGACCAGTAGAGCCATTAACGCCAGCAGGACCGGTAGCACCAGTAGAACCGTTTACACCAGCAGGACCAGTCGAGCCTGTAGGCCCGTCTACACCTGCAGGGCCAGTTGGACCCGTGGCGCCGTTAATACCTGCCGGACCGGTCGAGCCTGTAGGCCCGTCTATACCAGCGGGACCAGTCGGGCCAGTGGAGCCATTAATGCCTGCTGGACCCGTGGAACCCGTGGCGCCATCTACACCCGCTGGACCGGTCGCTCCTGTTGCACCGTTTACACCAGCAGGACCAGTTGGACCCGTGGCACCATCTACACCCGCTGGACCAGTAGCGCCATTAACGCCTGCTGGACCAGTAGAGCCTGTTGGCCCGTTGATGCCAGCAGGACCAGTTGGACCCGTCGCACCATTAACACCGGCGGGCCCACGAATCTGACCAACGTTTATCCAACTATCACCGGTCCACGTAATCCCATCACCCGAAACTGTGCCAACTGGCGCACCAGCAGGAACAGACAACGACGCAATCCACGTATCACCAGTTGTCGGCGAAGCGTCTGGTGGCCAAGAATTTAAAACGCCTTTAATACTTACGCCAATACCCGCCGGACCTGTTGCGCCAGTATCACCTTTAGGCCCCGATGGACCTGTCGCACCTGTAACACCATCTGTGCCGGAAGGACCTGTAGCGCCAGTAGGCCCGGTTGAACCAAACGGACCAGAAGGACCAGCAGGACCAGTAGCGCCAGTAGGACCAGAAGGACCAGAAGGACCAGAAGGACCTGTCTCGCCGCTTAAGCCAACAGGACCGGTGGCTCCAGAAGGGCCTGTTTCACCGCTTGGCCCCGTAGCGCCCGATGGACCAGTGGCACCAGAAGGACCAGTAGGTCCAGTGACACCAGAAGGACCTGTGGCGCCAGACGGACCAGCCGGACCTGTCGCGCCAGTGGGTCCTGAAGGCCCTGAAGGCCCTGTGACACCAGAAGGACCTGTTTCACCACTTGGGCCTGTAGCGCCAGTAGGGCCTGAAGGACCAGTTGGACCTAGCGGCCCAGACGGGCCAGTAACACCAGAAGGACCTGTAGCACCAGTGGCGCCAGTAGGGCCAGTTGGACCTGTAACACCCGTAGGACCTGTAGCGCCAGTAGGACCGGTTGTACCAGATGGCCCAGTAGGACCAGCAGGGCCTGTGGTGCCCTGCGCGGCTTCTATAACAATGCCGCCAATTGATATTTTGTTTGGAAAACCGGGTACGCTGGCTACCGAAGGTGCCGGACCGCTCGGGCCTGTGGCGCCACTAGACCCGGCAGGCCCTGTAGGCCCAGCAACACCAGTCGGACCAGTCGGACCCTTCGGACCAGTCGCGCCAGTTGGTCCAGTGGGACCAGTAGGGCCTTTCGGACCAGTTGCACCAGTAGGCCCCGTTGGGCCGGCCGGCCCGACAGGGCCTATAACACCAGTTGCGCCAGTGGGACCCTGTTCGACCAGCGGCGCCCAGTAATCTGGATACGATGCCGGGTCGTAGTTTGGAATGCCCGCGGCGCCAACGCGCACATACGAACTGCCCGCATAAAATACGATATCGTTTACGGCGTAAACATTTGCAGGATCATACGCGCCGCGAACAGTAAAACTTATACCGCCCGGACCCGTTGGTCCCTGTAAACCAGTTGCGCCTGCAGGGCCAGTAGCGCCGGTCGGGCCGTACGGACCAGTTATGCCAGATGGCCCCTGTGGTCCCGTCGCGCCAGCGCGGCCAACAAGCCCCTGCGGTCCCGTCGCGCCTGTGACGCCGGTCGCGCCGTCGGTGACTTCGACGGGCAGTTGCGTCAGCGGGATGCGCCCCTGCGCGTCGAGGGTGGCAAGCCCGCCAGCAGCACCCTTTTCTCCGGCCGCGAGCAGATTGCTCAGCAGGGCCGCGATCGTCGTTTTCTTGGTGACTAAGTTTTCCGGATTGGTGGCATCAACAATCGGAATAATATCGTTGGGAGAAGGCGTTAACTTATCCGGAAGTGACGATATCTTTTTATTCGCCATGGCCGTCGCCTCGTGTGGCACGCCTAACCAGAGTTACGGCAGCATTGATGTTATTTTTTGACGCCTCGTGTTTAATTATAGGGCATCGCAGAGAGAACTAAAAACGCGATAAAAGACTACTTAATACTGGCCATACTCGTCGTCGTCTGTTTCGTAGTGCCGCCGCGCTTTGTGTTTCTTGTCAGAATTTTTAACTCCGTCCATGGAGTCGGCGGCCCGGGTCAGCCACTTCGCCAATTTTCGGGCGTCCTGCGGCGTCAGTAACGGCGTTTGATTGCCGGAGACATCAAAAATGACCCCCGACTCCTCGCGGCCGTCTGCGCCCCATATACCAGACTGCACAAGCAACGTCGGCGAGTCTTGAACCGCCTGCGGGTCTGTGTTGACGAACTGAATGGTGTCGACGCTATTTACAGTAAGTGTTGCCACAGATTCCATCACTCCATGATGTCATTAACAATTACAGGCGTGTTGTCTCCAGCCCACACGCTCATAAACCTACCCGAAAAATACTCTTCGGCGTCTTCTTGAGAGAAACCGTCGGCGAGCAGTTTTGAGTATATTTGCGCCTTGCTGTATACCGCAACAGGGTCTTTATGCGCAATTCGGCCAATGCCGATAAGTGCCGTTTCCATGTTGTCAAATAAACAAGCGTCCGGATTTAGGTCGTTGAGTTCCGCAATAATGGTGGCTGTGTCCATGGTTATTCTCCGCCAGAGATGTCTTGTAAAAAGGTAATCGCAATGTCACTTGCCCGGCGATAGCCCTCGCGCATACCGCGGCGATACTCCGCGTGCCCTGCTGCAGAAGGCCTATCTGTAAGGTCAGCGATGATCGACAGGCTCGCCATTATTTTATTGCGCAAATGCCTGTATTCAAAAGAATTATGGATGATTTCAACACCCAGTTCATTCACCGCAGCATCAGTCGTGTAGTTCGTTTCGGGCTTCAGGCCCATGCTCTGTAACAGTTTCGTACAGTGCACCAAACAGGCGTAGTCAGAATACGTGTTCGGGGTGTCGGCGACGTACTTCTGCGCCAATCCGTGAAGAATATAACAAATCGTTCGGAGGGCTGAATTAACTGTTTTGTTCTCTGGGCTGACCAACAACTGTTTCTCTAGCCTCTTGGCTTCTTCTGCTGCCGTAAACACACTTTCGCGGCGATCAGAATCAACGGGCATCGTCATTGTCGACATGATAAGAATCCCTTCTTTGTGTCGCGTGACTGAAGTAACGGCTGAACCAACTCGAAGATATGCTCGTGGGTTTCGTCGGCGCTTTGGTCCGCACGAATCACATGCACAGTGCTGGCGTGTGGTCGCTCATCGGCGTGCCGGAGATAGGCTGCGCGCATTCGCTGCCGGTCTTCCATACACCGGCGCTCATAGCGGTCGCCCGGTGTGCCCATCCGTGTCTTGGCGTCTTCAGGGTCAATGTCTAAAAGAAAACAGATGTCAGGCTCGACTGGAGAAGTCTCGCGGAAAATGTTCGTGATCAGGTCGATGTTGATATTATTGATCTCGCCCTGATACACCAGCGTGGACAACAGCCACCGGTCGCACACGGCGATACACCCCGCCGACAAACGGGACAAGATATGCTCAGCGAGTTCAGCGCGGCTGGCAGAAAATAACAACATCTGAGCCGCCGGCGAGATCGGGGCGTCGTTGTGCAAAAGAATCTGCCGAATTGCTGTCCCGATTTGAGTCGTGCCGGGGTCGGCTAATAGTTCAGCCGTATGCCCGACGCGCGTCAGGCGCTGCACAAGCATACGTGCCTGCGTGGTTTTCCCCGCCCCGTCTATCCCCTCGAAACAAATAAACATAGGAATCCTTTCCTACCTTCGTCACCCCGTAATGGGGAACGACGAAGCCGCCTCCTGCGGGCCGGCAGCGCGCACGGCGCCACCTGAATTTCCTGTAATGCCGATCGCCGGCATGAACGAGATTTGTTCGTTAGCGGCTGGGCTAAACAGCAGATACTCGCTGCCGTTGGCCATGCGCATAGACAGCCCGCTTACGGTATGCCCGACGCCGACAACGCCAGAAGTCTGCAGCCATTGTGCTGCGAAGTCGCAGAACTCTTTAGCCGCATTAAGCGCTGTTTTCTTCGGTGCCTTCTGCTGCTCGTAATCACTCAGAATCTGGGCGAAGAGTGCGTTTTCTGGCATACCGTTTTTCCCGCTTCTTGGGGGGCTGGGGCTTGACGTCGGGGGCAGATTCTCGCAGATTTTTCGTATTTTGCAATACCACTTTTTCGATTTTAGCGGCATTACGGCAGGCTTTGATTTTTTGACTGATGTCACTGAGCATGTTTCTGGCCGCGTGGGTGTACAGGCGCAGCACATAATACTTACTAGCGGCATGAATAGATAACAAGTCGCCGTCCATTTGGGTCAGCGCTTTTTTGGACTTCGGGATAGCGTCCAAACCATGCGTATTGAGCGCTAAAACCGCAGAAGACGCATTGCACAGGATATTCGCCACGACCACAATCTGGGCACCTATTGGGCTTTGACTAAGCCGCCCCCGGAACTCCATATCCCGCTTCGTCTCGACTAGCCGGAAGTCACGACTGATGGCGGATACCATGGCGGCCACCTGTACGTTGGTAATCTCGGCAATTTGCTCAAAGGCGCAGGCACTGACATTCAAGACGTCATGGAGGACGGCGCAGTGCACAATCGCGGCGATGCTGTCCTTGGCGCTGTCCGGCAAATAGTCCGGACGCATGTCCTGATACAGTTTGTAAGCGATGTTTTCCGCTGTACGAGCCACTTTCTTACAGTGCGGAAGAATAGGGTCGCCAAGGAATGTTTGTTTTTCGTTGTAACAACCGGCGGCAAAACTCAGCGTTTTTTCTAACGATAACTCGTCTGTTTTTTTCATAGGTGCCTCCATGCACATATGGTTTTGTCAGCGGCACCTCGTTACACAAGTCGCAGAAGAGCCTGCCAACCCAACTCAAACGATCTCCGCCGCGAGTTGAGGTTGTAGTTAATTTTTTTGCTCATGCTGTCGATATGCCAAGGCTCCGCGATAAGGGTTTGTAAGGCCGAAGCGTATTTGTCGTAATCAGGATTTGCATGTGGAACACCATTCTCGTCAAAGTCGATTTGGGTTTTAACAAGCGAACCGTTGGAGTCAGGATACACGAAGTCTGTTTGAGGGGATACAGCAAAAGTCAGGACCGGGGTGCCACATGTAATAGATGTTAAATTACATAAACCGTAGTTGTCGCACTCAGCCGGGAATACCGTCAGGTCGTGGCTTGTGTATAAAGCCGGTCGGTCACCGATGGGTACGTTGCGCAGAAGCGTAACCCGCCCGTTGGTTTTTGTATTCAAGTTCTGGAAAAACTTCGCGACGGCCGGCGAAAACTTGCTAGAAGAGATAGCAACTGTTAGATGCGCTTCTGGCATGTATGTTAATAAATGCCCCAGTTGCGCTAAGAATTGTGTCTGCGCGCAGCGGGCGTTCCGGTCAAACCACGGGAGAAAGAGTTTAATGTGCCGCTGGTTTACCGACTGTTCTTTTTTTGTAACCGGCAGTCCAGTATCAAAAGGAATGAGCGAGACGTTGCGAAACTTATACACGCTCCCAAAAAGTTCCCGGCACTCAGTCGTAAGTGCCACCAGATGATCGGCTTGTTTTGCGGCTTTGCGAAACGGCGGCACTAAGTCCTGCCACATCGGCGCCAGAATGGTGACGACGTTGTGCCGTTTCGCGTAAGCGATCTGCTCGATTCTGGGGATATGCGTCCAGATAATGGTGGAATGTCGTTTCGCCCAATCGGTGTACCGGACGTGCTGCCGCGTTAACACAATGTTGTCGTACTGTGTTTTTAACTTCGCTGGCCGCTCGTCAGAATAAATAGAAAAGGGCTCGCCAACCTTCCGTAGGAAGTCGGCTAGTCGCAGGGCGAGGTACGCTTGATCGCACTGAGCGTAGTGGGTGTAAATTCCAACGCTCATGTGTTACATACCTGCTGGCTGGCCTTGTCCCTGTCCGTACTGCTGCTGCATCACCATCGCGCCGCCCTGTGACCGGGCCTGCTGACGGATGTCGTCGATGATGCTCGTCACTAAGGCGTGCATCGTCGCGTCGCCGCGCTTGAGTTTGATAAGTTCGGAGTCTTTCTGCGCGTCCGGTAAAGATAACAACTGGTTCGCAATGAGTTGCGCCTGCTGCTGCATGTCTTCCGGTGTGCGCGGGATGTTCGGCGCGTTCTGCCGTTGCATCATGAACTGATCCACGGCCGTAGGCTGGCCCGGAGCCGGAGGACCGCCTGCAGGGGCTGGTGCGCCGCCGGGGGCTGCTGGCGGGGCTCCTGTGGCGCCTGCGCCAGCCTGACCCATGCCCATCATCATGTCGCCAGACTGAGAGAGGTCTTGCATCTGCTGCGACTGTTCCATCTCTTTTTGCATGCGCTGCTGCTCTTCGGCGTAGATGCGCTCTTCTTCGAGCATGCGCTTTGTTTCTTCTTCGTAGTCGATGCCCACGCTCTTGAGACCAGTCGTCTTGCTGATCTGCTGGCCTTGCATGAGTTGCAGTTTGGCCATCTGGCGGTTGAGGTCGTCGGCGTGCGTGACGCGCTGCAGTTTGACGCCTACAGGCTCCCACGACATGACGCGCGAAATGTTTGACGACAGATCGGCTAAAAACCGATTTAAGTTATGCGGCAAATGGCTCCAGTTGGCTTCAAAGAGCCGCAGGGCTGCCGGCGCTGCCTGAAACGTCAGCGTGCCGTTGAATAACTCGACAGGCATGCCTATACATTTGAGCAGTGTTTCAAGACCCTGATCGAGCAGTTCGCGGGGCGCTAGTTGCGAGGCGTCGCCGCCGAGGGCCTTGTAGTCCACCGGGAACGGCAACACGTTCCAGCGCGCCGGGTCAGTGCGGCGGGCGCGGAGCATGGCCGTCACGCGCGAACTGAAGTTCGAAAGATTGATCGTGTGAACCGGGTCGGCCGACTGCGAATCACCGCCACGAGGCATCGGGGTGATTACGCGAAACGGAATAACATAATCCAGCGCGATGGCTTCGTTGTACCGGTGGAGAATCTGCACATACCACGCCTGTCGGAAGTTTGACAGCACGCGCGAAATACCCCAGCCACGATTCCGCATGCCAGCCAGCGCGTCTTCGCTGAGATGATAGATCACGCCCTTATCGAACATTAAATTCTGTTCTGTTTTGATCGCCTGAATAACTTCCCAACTCGCGCGCTCTAAATGGTGCAAGTGACCGGCCTTGATCATTGCGCGATAGTCTTGCGGTATCTTCCAGACGTACGAGCATTCCGTGGTGTACGGGTCCCAGATAATATCTATTTCATGCGGGCTCCAGCGCTTAACGCGGATGCTCTCGTTGTCGCCGCTCCGCCGGTCGATGTGCCGCCATTCGCCGGAGACTTTGCAGTGCGGGCATGTCGCGTGAAATTTAAAGTCCTGCCACTTAAACGCGCACTGCTCCGAGTTGTACACCCGGTCCAGCGGCATTTCGAGGCCGCATTGCTTACACGATAAATACCGGCGAAAAGGAACCAACAGACTGGTAAAAGAATTACCATACGTCATGTAGTCCATAGCCACGCTGTGCAGCACGTTCTTAATGCCCAGCGTATCTTCGAGAAAGACGCGGAACTTTTCTTTTTCTTCACGCCCGGTCGTATTTTCGCCGATGTCGTAAACTTCGGCGTCGGTAATAAAGTACGACACGACGCGGTCAATGGCCTGCCGATAGGGGCCATTGGCGTTCATGATGTACTCGACCCAGCGCAGAGCAGTCTGGATGCTCTCAGGCATCGACAGGCTGGCAATATCGCAGAACGGGTCGGGAAATCGCTCGTCGGCTTGAACGCCCTTGCCGAGGGAGTTATAGCCCGCCTGAGACGTGGGAACAAGACTCATCCGACACTCCCTACTTGGCGGTATTTACAACTGTTTCAGCCGCGCGCTTCCGGAAGTCATTGTCCAGTTTGGCGATCTTGTCCGCAGCCGTTTTTTCAGCGGGCTGGCGCTCTTCGTTTTCCGGCGGGGTACGGCCGGGTTCAATAACTCCGCGCTTTTCCATAAAATCAATCCCCGTTACCAATTACAGCGCGCTCGACGGATAAAATGCAGTATTCACGGTTATCATAAACATACTGAAAACCCGTCGTCTGCACAAGGTACAGGCGATAATCGTTGTTAATTTTAACAGCCCACGGGCGCTGGTACGGATCGTTCGACGGTGGAAACCAGCGCGCGGCGTTCTGCTCAAAACGCAGGTCGTAAACTAACACCATAAAACCGCTTTCTTCCAGCCCGTCTTCGTCGACTGGGGCAACCGACACAATCACGTCATGAAAAAAAG